TCATGGCTGCTCTCCGCTTGCGCGCTGAATGGACTGTCCGAGTTCGCTCCTGATCGTCGCAGCGAGATCGTCCGGATCGACATCGAACTGCGTACCGCGGCGCAGATCCTTCACCGCGACCACGCCCTTGGCAATTTCGTCCGGGCCGAGGATCGCGACAAACGGAATGCCGGCGCGGTCGGCGTACTTCATTTGTTTCGCCAACTTCGCCGCCTCCAGCTGCGTTTCCACGTTGAGTCCGGCCTTTCGCAGTCGCGTCGCCAGTTTCAAACCTTCACCGAGCAGCGCATCGTCCATCAGTGCCACCAGGACCTGCACCGTCGAATCGCTTTCCGCGAACAGGCCCAGCTCGCGCAACTGCCAGAACAGGCGGGTCGCACCGATCGACAGGCCCACACCCGGCAATTTCGATTTCGTGTAGTGCGAAGCCAGATCGTCGTAGCGCCCGCCGGAACAGACGCTGCCGATTTCCGGATGTTCGGTCAGCACGGTCTCGTAGACCGTGCCCGTGTAGTAGTCGAGACCGCGCGCGATCGCGAAGTTCAGGCAGACATGCGTGTCCGGCACGCCGAAATCCTGCAACCGCGCCAGCACTTCGCGCAGTTCGGCCGCACCTTGCCGCAGCAGGACATGATCGTGGTCGCGCTCAAGCGTCGCGATCAATTCTTCCGCATGCGCATACGATTGCGAATGCGCACCGACGAAGGCCAGCAACCGGTCGCACGTGGACGTTGGCATGGCAAAGCGCTCGGCCAGCGTTTCCCGCAAGTAGTCCGGCCCGCGCTTGTCGAGCTTGTCGACCTCGCGCAGCACCAGCTTCTGGTCTTCGCCTTCGGCAACACCCAGCGCGGCGAGCACGCCACGCAGCAGCTTGCGATTGTTGATCTCGATGCGGAACGCACCGAAATCCAGTTTCTTGAACAGTTGATAGATGACCGCCGGCAACTCGGCGTCATAGCGCACCGGCAAGGCATCCTTGCCGACGATATCGATGTCGCACTGGTAGAACTCGCGGAAACGGCCGCGCTGCGCACGCTCGCCGCGATAGACGCGCTGGATCTGGTAGCGCCGGAACGGGAAGGCGAGCTGGTGCTCGTACTGCGCGACGTAACGCGCCAGCGGCACGGTCAGATCGAAACGCAATGCGAGGTCGGGCGCTCGCCCGGCCTCGCGATCACCGGTCGACTGGGCGAAGTACACCTGCCGCTCGGTCTCGCCACCTTCCTTGGTCAGCAGGATTTCGGTCAGCTCCATGACCGGCGTTTCCACCGGCAGGAAGCCGAAACGCTCGTAGGTGGCACGGATCGTGTCGAGCAAGCGCTGGAAGGCAATCTGCTCGCGCGGCAGCAGTTCGAGCGCGCCCGGCAAGGTGCGCGGCTGGACCAGGCTCATGGAAACCCTCGGCGAAACGGGCCGACTAGGTTACCAAATCGCCCCGACCGCGCGTTGCAGGGTGCCCCCGCGCCCGTTAGAATTCGCGGTCTCTTCCGTCGGGGTGTAGCTCAGCCTGGTAGAGCGATACGTTCGGGACGTATAAGTCGCAGGTTCAAATCCTGTCTCCCCGACCATGAAAACAAGGGTTTTTCGAGAAACCGGCCTAGCGCCGGTTTCTTTTTGTCCTGCACTCGTCCTGCAAAACGATTGGCCCGTATAGCCGCTACGTTCCTAGTACCTCCGCGAAGATCAGCATCCCCCTGTTGCCGCTTTGGACGTTCTGGATCGATTTGATGTTCCAGTGTTTATCGTCGAAAACGATTCGCATGGTCGGCTTCAGGTCGTCCCGCCAACGGATCGTGAACTTCACTTGATGCTCGGCCTGTACCGCCATCGCCGCGATGTACTCGCGACCGACCAGCGGTTCGACCTTCGCCATGGCGCTGCCGACTGAAACCCAGCCTTCGCCGACGTACTCACCGTGCGAATCGATGATCGATTGCATTTCCTCGAACTCGATCAGCCGGTTCAGTTCCTGTGCTGTGAATGCCATTGCTGCTCCTAGACGTAGATCAGGCCGCGCGTTGCGTAGGGATCGACAGGCGCTGCGGTCGCAATCTGGTAGCGGCCTATCGCCATGCACGCGGCCACGATGCCGTCGATCTTTTCGGTTGATTTCTTGCGGCTCGGCTTGATGTTCCCCGCCGCGTCCTGCTCGATAGACACGTTCGCCGCCATCCAGCGCAATACCGGGTGCCCGTCGTGCAACAGTTCGCGCCCGACGATCAGGCGCTCCAGTTCCTTGGCTGGCCCCGACATGGAAGCGAAGCCCTGTCCGAACCCGACCATCTCGAACCCGTCGCCGACCAGCTGCGTGGCCAGCTGCGTGGCGTTCCAGCGGTCGAAAGCGATCTCCCGGATCCGGTACTGCTCGGCGATTCGATGAATGTCTTCCCGGATGGCGTCGTAGTCAGCCACGGCGCCCGGCGTGAGGCGGATCAGGCCGTCCCTGCCCCAGACGTCGTAGGGCACGCGATCGCGACGTGCGCGCTCTCTGGCGCGTTCCTCAGGCAGCCAAAAGAACGACCGCAGGATGAGCCGGTCCCGGTACGGGATCGCCAGCGCGAACGCGGACAGGTCAGTGGTGCTTGCCAGGTCCAGCCCCGCCCAGCATTCGGCATGCTCCAGGTCCGGCAATGGCCCCTTGCACTCGTCCCAGGTATCCAGGCTCAGCCAGCGGACATCGCTTTCCGTCCACTGGTTCAGCAGCAAGCGCCGGAACGTGTTTTCGTAGGAAGGCATGGCCTGCGCCTTCGCACATTCGGCCTCGAAGTATTCCTGCCTGACCGATATGCCCATGCCTGGGTGCGCCTTCGCCCATGTTGCCGGCAGCTTCCAGTCGTCATCCGGTCCAGCCTCGAAGATCACCGGCAGGAACGCATCGTCCTGAATGATCCCGTCGCGGACCTTGCAGGCATGGTCGTACAGCTCATAGCACAACGAATGGCGATCGAACCCAGCGGTAGTAGTGACCACAGTCAATGGCTGCCGGCGCGCGCCCGTGCTCGTGGTCAACACGTCCCACAGCTCCCGACCCGGCCAGGCGTGCAGCTCGTCCGCGCCAATGTAGGACGCGTTCAGACCGTGCTTGCTGTACGCCTCGGACGATATGACCTTGTAGCTGGAGCCCGTCGCAGGCGTCACCACGGCGCGTTTGAACACGTCCGACCTGACAGCCAGCTCCGGCTCGGTTTCGATCATCTGTTTCGCAGTCTCGAAACACAGCGCCGCCTGCTCGCGATCGGCAGCAGCATTGATGACTTGCGCACCTGGTTCACCGTCGCAGTAGAGCGCATACAGCGCCAGCCCTGCCGCCAGCGTGGTCTTGCCGGCCTTGCGTGGAATGAAGATGAAAACCGTCCGGTAACGACGCGTTCCGTCATGCCGCTTCCACCCGAAAATGTCTCGGACAATTCCGGCCTGCCAGTCGGAAAGGACGAACGGTTGCCCTCGCCATTCGCCGGTCGTGTGCGTCAGACATTCGGCAAAGAAGGCCACGGCCTTATCTGCCGCCGCTTCGTCGAACCAGAACTCGGTCCGTTTTTTACGCCGCGAAGAACCGGCCTTTCCCTTTCTGATCATCATCCTTTCTCGGTGTCACAATCTTGCTGCGCGCCGCAGCGTTCAATCCGAATTCGGAAGCCAGCCCGCGTATCTGGCCGACAAATGCCGGCGTCATCGTCTGACCCTCCCGCCTCGCGATTTCGTACTGCGCAACCATGTCGCAATAGATGGCGAAGATGTCTCGGTCAACTTCGGTCAACACGCCGACCATCGTCAGCCCAGGCGCCAAGCGCGCCCAGACCGCCCGAGCTTCATCCGAAAGCCAGTCGGGCGGCTCATGGCTCAGGCTGGGATATTCCGGTTCTTCGGTATTGATCGGTCGCCTGCCTGGATTACCGGCAATCAGCTTCAACGCCGTCGGCTTCGGTTTTGCGCCTCTCATAGCCATAAGTCTTTGATCCTCATTTGCGAAAATGCGTGCGTGACTGCGCGCTCGTGTTCCCTGCGCTGCCTTCCCAGCGATTTTTTCGACTCGACAGCCTTGATCAGCGTGGTGTTCCGTCTACGTCGCAACCGCGAGCGACCGATCCGCCAGCCGTCTTGCGGCTGTGACACGGCTTGCAGCGCGATGCCAGGTCGATACCGACCAGGTTCCTGCTGGTATCGCCCTCGATGTGATCGACCTCGTTGGCTGGCTCACCACAGTCCACACACAGCGGGAATCGCTCCAGTTGCGCCTTGCGGATGGCTCGCCACTGTGCGGACCAGGTAGGCAGGAAGCGCCGTCCCTGGCGCTCCCGTGCCCTTTGCCGTTGCTGGTGGTCAGGCAGCAGCCTGTTCGGCTGGTGCTGCTTGATCTTCGCGGGCATCGTCGATTCCCTCGATGGCGGGCAGGTTCTCCAGGCGGCGAGCCTCGGACGGCAGCAGCCAGCCAGCCGTTATGCCTGACTGGTAGAAGCTCGCCCGATTCGTGGCATCGCCACGCAGCAACCCTTCGGCGCTGTGCTCGATGAAATACCGACTCCGAGACACCGCGCCCAGAAGCGCCCGCTCGTAAGCCTGCTCGAATCTACACAGCCAAGGCCGCAACGTGACAGTGACGAAGTGCCGCATCATCTCGACGCTGTTGCTGAAGTTGGCATGCCGCAGATCACCCAGCAGCACAGGCGGAACGTTGAAGATGCGGGCCACTTCCTCGACGCTGAATTGTCGAGACTCAAGCCACTGTGCATCCTCGTTGCTCATGGCCAGTTGCTGATATTGCAAACCGTTCTCCAGCACCGCCGTTCGTCCTGCGTTGGCTGTGCCCGCGAACTGCTCTTGCCAGGATGTGGACAGGCGCTGGATTGCCTCGCCGGTCATCTGGTGCGGTGTCTGCAACACGCCCGACAATCGCGCCCCGTTGGCAAAGGTGCGATTGCCATGCTCCTGCGCTGATAGCACGCCGCCCAGCATTTCCCGCGCAACCGTGATGCGGCTCTTGCCAACAATGCCATCGTCGGTGCGGTCCTTGATGTGCAGCATCTCGTCGACAAGCACCGCACGCATGCGCCCATTCGGCAACGCTACGTCGTACCGGATTCGATCGCTGTTCAACTGCACGATCGTCACCGAACGCGGATGATGCGGGATCAGCTCGACAACCTCGCCCGCCCCGTTGCGGAGGATCTCGGCATAAGCATTCCCGTTCAGCAGGACATGCGCCGCCAATTGCTCGCGCATCTCCATGGCCGTCTGATTCCGATTCGGTCTGGAACCCAGCACCAAGGACAGCGGATGATCCGATGCACGCTCGCGGTCGCCGTTCGGCAATCGCTTGTAGACGTGCAACGGCAGGGACGCCACGGTGCCGGCGATCAAGCCTACCGACGCGAACACGGCACTGATGCCCTCGGCTGATCGTGCATCCACGAACGCACCGGACGATGTGCCCGGCGGGATCAGTGGCGGCCAGCCATCCGGCCCCAAGCTACGAGTTTCGGCCTTCTTGCTCCACGGCCATTTCATCGGCATGTCTCCAGCCAAGCCGAGCGCGTACCCAGCACGAACATTGAGATCGGCCGAGTGCGCAGGCTGATGCTGGTGTTGCTGTATGCGGGCCAGCTTTGAACGATGCTGACCTCGTGCAGCTCGACCTCGTGCAGCGTGCGCAGCTCGCCCTCCCAGCTGTCACGGATCGCACGAAAACCGAAGCTCACGCCGCCCAGGTCGCCGCGTGCGGCAAGTGCCCGGATGTCGTTGCCAACGGTGGTGTCGGGTAGCTGTAGTCGGAAGGAAAGCCCCTGCGCGGTTTCCTCCAGCTGCAACGTGCCCGAACTGGTCCGGCCTAGAACCTTGGCCGGGTCGTGGTCGCTCAACGCCAGAATGTCCCGGTTCTCGCTCAGGGTGCGCGTGAACGCACCCCTTGCGATCCGTTCCCGGAAAGAACCGATCCTCGTTTCCGATTCATAGGGAGCCGCCAGCCCGACAAGCTGGCGGCCCTCCATGCTGGCCGGAGCGAAACGCCGCTCCAGGTTAGAGGCTTGCGACATCATCGGCCCACACGAACGCCTGCGGATGGCGAATGGCGATGTCGCAGGTCGCCATGGCGCGGATCAGCACGTTGCCCTTGCTGTACGCAGTTTCGGCGTACGGGTTCACCAGAATATCCAATTCCGACCAAACGCCCAGGATCACTTGCGACCAGTCACCGAAGATCGCGCTGTTGCCGTTCGAATCAGCCGGCATCTGATTGGTCGTGTAAACCGCGTAGCCACCCAGCGTGCCGTTCTCCAGCAGGAAACCGGCGCCGGCATCGGCGTTGACCTTCAACGTCGCACGCAGCTTCGCCTTTGCGGCCGGCGTGGTCAGCCAGTTATGAGCGCCCAGCGCGTTCTGGCTTTCGACCTGCTCGATGATCGCCAGCACTTGCTCCCACGTCGGGCCGGCCAGCGTGCCGTTCGGCGTCGCCAACGTGGCAATGACGCCATCCGGCTCGTTCGCGCCGCCGCCCCAGATCAACGCCGAGTCGATCGCCTTCGCTACACCGAACGCCAGGTCATCGCGCAGCAACTGCTCGATGCTCGGGTCCGATTGCTGGATCAACTGACGGGACATTTCCGACAGCCCGCCGACATGCTTCGGCGTCAGGCCAACGTTGTCGAACGTCATGTCCGACGGCGACAGCGCATTGTTCTCCGCGACCCAGCCAGTCGTGGTGCCGGTTCCGTACTTCGGAATCGATACGTCGCCGCGCAGTCCGGACAGCACACGAACGCCCAGCGATCGCGCCAGAAGCGCATTGCGCAGCGGTCCGATGTACTGGTCGGCGCGGTGGTCGGTGCCGACAAGATCATCCGCGCTGGTAGTCGTGTTGACGCGCTTTTCCAGCAGGCTCATCGGGACATAAATGCCTTTCGCCTTCCGGCCCGTGCGTCGCTCGGTTTCCTGCGCATACTCGGCTTCAGCGCCAGCGAGCGCCCGGCCTTCCATACCCGCCTGCAGGACGCGTAGCAGGCTGACACGCGATTCCAGGTTATGCACCGTGTCGCCGTTGCCGGCAATCGGCGTGCCCTGCATGGTGCGTTCGGCTTCGGCCAGGAACGCAGCGCGCGACTCCTGCCCTTCCAGGTCAACAATCTCGGTCTTCAGCGTGTCGAAGCTCTTGGCTTCTTCCGCCGTTAGCTGGCGGTTCTCTTGTTCGGCCTTGGCGACCAGGGCGCGAGCGCTCGCAACCTTGGCTGCCTTGGCCTGACGTGTTTCAGTCAAGTTCATGTGCAACTCCATCGATGGGATATGTCTGTCATCACGACAGTCGTTTGCCTGCTCTACGCTGGCAGGCCCGCGATTGACCAGCACGCAGAATGTGCCAGTCAAATCTAGGCGGCGACCTTTCGATCCCCCTCCAGTAATAGGTCGTTTGCAGGGAATTTCCGGTTCCGGGACCACAGCGCAGCCAGAAACCTGTCGGCCGCTCGGTCCAAGTGGTCCAGCAGGAGGCCGCCAGCCCGCCCTCGTTCCTTCAAGTAACGGTCCTTGCGCATGCCGAGCTGGAACGCCAGCGCGGCAGCGGAAATCGCCCGCCGTTTCGCCGGCCGCATCACCTTCGCCATCGCGTGGTCGAAGATCACTGCCGGGATTCGGTAGTGGACCGACAGCACCAAGCGCACGCCGGACCAGCGGTCGGTGTCTTCCTGCGCGTAGACCAGCAGAAGGTCGGCATGGACCGGCGACTTCATCCAGGACAACGCTAGCGCCGCATCAGCGGCAGTCCGGGACGATGGAACGAACGCGATGCCGTTGACACGGCTCCAGCGGTGAAACCGCCGCGTGCGCGTCTCGGTGACGTTGGCGCCCGCCTGCTCCACCACGCCGCCCCGCTTCACGATCGCCATGTGCGTCGTGCTGTTGGTGTACTCGGGGTGCTCGGCATGGCCCAGGACTTCGCCGTCGCAGTGGTACCAGCCCCCGACAGGGCCGGACCAGCCGGCCAGCGCCTGCACCGCCAGCTCGATCGCAGGCGTCATGCAGCAGCCCGGCGAGACGGAAAGCGGACAACCTGCGGACACGCCGGGCGCTCTCTCCAGCATCGCTGCGATCGCCAGTGGACGGCCGGCACGACAGCGAGTGCGCAGCCATGCCCGTGGTTGCCGTCGATCGTCACGAACGCAGGCGGCCACCTGTCCCGCATGTTCCAGCCAGGCGTGCGCGGCGCCATCGCCAGAAGCCGGTCCAGCTCGTCGCCTGAAACCCATTCGGCTTCGCGCCGATTTTGGCCGCCGACATCTGAAGCCATGTTTTCGGTGGTTTGAAGGTCTAGTTCAAGCTGCGAGTTCATGGCTACGCCCTGGTAACTTATATAGGAGTACGCATAGCGAGCAGTTGGGGTTCAAAAAAGGCCCTGATTGGTACACATAGCGAGCACAGATAGAGTTCATGCGGCCCTTTTCTCATCCGATTGACCCGCATAGCGAGCAGATTGACCCGCATAGCGGGCAGCCGAATTATTTTTCATCCAATCGTTTCCGGCCTGAATCGTCGCGGTCAGGTGCAGCTTCCCTCCGCACTCGTCGATCGACCGCCAGGTCAGTGCATAGAGACAGCATCGGTGCTTGCCCCCATCGCGGGATTGCACGATGAACCTCTTGTCCAGAAGCTCGTGCAGGGCTGCCCATAGTGTGCTTTTACTTCGCCAGCCTTTGGACTTCATCATTGCCCACGTCGCACTCAGATCACCGTTGTTGTTGCCCCGGTATTGAGCCGTCAGATTCACCAGCAACCGGACCGCATGCGACGACAACGAATTGAACTCATCGGAATTGACCATCCGCTTGGGCAGTCCCACAAACGGCTCAGACTCCGATCGACCCTTGTACTTATTCCTGCTTCGCGCCATTCGATTTCCTTGGGCACGACCAGCCTGCTAGACTGGCCGCGCCTGTTGATTGTCAAGTCTAGGTATCAGCCCGCCGCGCCAACGGCGGGATTTTCTTTGGCGTAAAGCGCCTCGCTCAACGAAAGGTAGACGCCGTCCAGCAGTCGCAGGATGCCTCCGAGCGATTCGCTCAATCGCCATGCCTCGTTGCTGCTCTGGTTGTCGTCCAGATACGCCAACGCGATCAGCAGCATGCACTCCGCATTGCACAACCGGGCCAGGGCTTCGCTGGCGGGGATGTTGTCGTTGGTCTCGGACTCACCGTGGACAATCCGGAAGTCGCAAGGCAATGCTTGTTCCCGCGCTGCTGATACCCGTACGTTTTCGATCCGATCGTTCATGCCGCCATCCCTCCCGACACGCCCGTGTCGATGCGATACGGCCGCAGGAGCGATTCAGCGCGGCCTCGCAGCGTGTGCTCGACCACAGGCGCGTTGTTGTCGAACTCGATGCGAGCGAGGATCAGGATCGCGCTGGTGACCGGCGCCGGTAGACCGTTGCTGTCCTCAAGCTCGCTCAGCGGTTGACCGATGAAATGCTCGACGTGAGCTTCGGCGCTGTCGATGGCTTGCTGCGCGACGGCTTCCAGAGGATTGGGATTCTGGATGTCGCGGATGTTCTCGAAAAACTCGGTTGTCGATACGTAGCTCATTGGGTCTTGTCCTCCGGTTGTGCCTGGCGAAGCTCTGCAACGAGCTGGTGCAGGCCGTGCAATTGATTGTCGACACCTGTCAGGTCGATCGGTCTCGGCAGCGAAACCCGCCAATTCCGAACGCGTTCCAACAGGCAGGCGGTGGCGTCGTGCACGTCGCGGACCACGACAACAGGATCGCGGGGCGCTGGATTCATGCGGCGGCCTCCATACGTTCCAGAACTTTCTGGACGAACTTGGCCACTTCTAGCGCGTCGAGCGCCTGTTCGATGACCTTGTTGAAATCACAGAGACCGTCGACCTCGTGCAACAGGCGGATGACTTTCTCCTGCTCGTGTATGGCGAGTTGAAGAGCTGTCATGCCGCTGCCCTCCGGCCGTCGCCGGCACGTTCCAGCTTGGCGATCCAGTCTTCGAGCGCCTTCCGGGTGATTCGACGCCGGCGGCCGTCCTTGAAAGATTTGAGTTCGCCGGTGCTGATGGCCTGATAAATCCGCGTCCGGGATGTGTTCGCCGCTTGGGCTGCACCATCCGGGTCGTATGCAAGTGATTGATTGTCTGGCATTTCTGGCTTCCTCTGATGGGTTTGCCGGAGTGCCTGGACATCCTATTAGACACTACGGTAGTGCCAGATTTGCATGACACTATATCAGTGTCAATAGCGGCAGTACTAAGTCAGTGCCACAATCCTGCGATGGAGAATGATGACGACACCGTTCGGAGCCAACTACGGCTGCCGAAACTCATTTACGAGATGGTGAAAAGAAGCGCCGATTTATCCGGGCGGTCGATGAACGCGGAAATCGTCAACCGATTGAGTGATGGGTTGCCGATGAGCGAAGACGACTTGATCAGGTCGCGAGAGCTTGAACTTGCCAAGGTGGCTGCTGCATTAAACGAGAAAGAGAACAGCTATAAGGCCCTTCGCGAATCCGGTGACCTTAGATGGGAAAATGAATATCTAGAATCTTGCAGACTGAGACTTATTAGATACTATTTGGAGATTGAAATAGAGCAGTATAAGAAGATCGGATCAGTGATCGAGAAGAACAGACATGATCTCCTAGATGATATCGATGGCCGACTTGGCGAGCGCGGCCAAGTTCTGACGCCGGATTTCACATTCTCGCGAAAGCTCATTAATCAATAGCAGAAAACAAGGGCGTTGAGCTGGACGCGCTGCGCTACCCGAGTGCTCGGGCACAAAAAACCCCGCGCTTGGCGGGGTTTTGTTTGGATGAAGATGGCCTCAGAGAACCGCTTCGATCCCCTTTCGATCAATCAAGTGCAAAAGCTTCAGCGAGGAACCGGATGGTTTCTTCACTCCCCGCTCCCACTGCTTTACGGCTGAAACGCTTGTGTTCAGGACGCTTGCAAGCACCGGCTGACTGATGTTCAGCTCTCGCCGCATTGTTCGAATCTTGGTGCTGCTGTAGTCCGGCACCGGCTCCAGGCACAGCAGGTCGTACTTCGTCATCTTGCGCTTGTCGATGAAACCGAGACGATGCAGGCCCGACGCCGTTTCGTGGATGGCGTCCATGAGTGCACTTCTGGCACGAGTCTTAGCAGTCATCACAGATCTCCGTTAGCTCTCCGTCCTCGACGGATTTGTTCAACTTCTTGCCAGACAACCCCAGCAGGTCATCTGCTAGCGCCTTCAGGGCGTGCAATTCTGTAGCCGAGATGTTGGCGCGCTCGCTCTTCTTGAATCCGAAGACAAAGAACCAACGGCTGCCCTTGTTTGTTGCCACCAAAGTCCGAGCGCCTGCACGCTTGCCGCGCCCCGGAATGGCTACACGTTTCTTGTAGACGTTGCCGCCAAGTTCGGCATCGAACAAGCCTTGCTCCATCTCACTTACGGCATCGCAAAGCGCGTCATCACTCACGCCGGACCGGGCCATGTGCCTTGCGAATGCTCGCGTTTTGAAGACCCGCCGCACGCTCAAAGTATGCCACCTGGTGTTACGTTTTTCAAGTCAAGCCAGCCGAGCGACAGCATCCGCCAAGGTGTCCTGAGCCAAGTGCGCGTATCGCAAGGTCATTTTGATGTCCGCATGCCCTAGTAGCTCTCGGACCGTGTTCAAGGCAACCCCGGCCATGACGAGCTTGCTGGCGAACGTATGCCGCAGGTCGTGGAATCGAAAGTCCTCGATCTTCGCCGCCTCCATGAGCCGGCCCCACGCCTTGGCGTTGCAGTCCAGGTGAAACAGCCGCCCTTCCGGCTGGCGACGCTTCCAGGTCTTGAGCACGGATACCGCTTCGCTGTTGAGCGGAATGTGCCGCGCCTTGCCGGATTTGGCGTAACCCGCGCGCACAGTCAGCAGCTTGCGCTTCAAGTCGATGTCGGCCCAGGTCAGCTGCGTGATCTCCCCTCGCCGGCAGCCGGTGTTGAGCGCGACCAGCGTCATCGGCGTGATGTGGTCCGCGTAGCCTTCCAGCTCCGGCAGGGTCTGTTTGCCACGCGCGTCTCGCCAGGCATTCGCCGAAACCCGCCGCCTCCGGAACAGGTCGTCCCGCTTCGCCAGCGCGGCCCTGAGCCGCTTTTCCTCGGCAGGCGACAGGAACCGCACCCGATCCTCGATATCGCGCTTGATGCGCTTCACGCCGGCCAGCGGGTTCTTGTCCAGCAGATCCCAGGCGACGGCTTGGTTCAACGCCGCCTTGAGCCGATCCAGATCCCGGTTGACAGTCGCGGGATGCGTGCCGGCTTTCAATCGCTTGGCCTTGAAGTCGTCGAAGTCGGCACGCGCAATCGACGTCAGCTTGCGGTCGTACAGGTGGCCGAACTGCGCCTTGATGCAGTGGACCGTCGCCTTGCCCGCCTTGGCTGTCGCCAGAACGTGCGGCCCGTAGCGATCGGCCATGAAGTCGCCGAAGGTGTCCACGGCCGCTGAGCGCTTTCTGGCGCCTACAACGGCGAGAGGGGCACCATGCGTGGCGATCTCGCCCAGCTCGCGTCGTGCGGCTTCTCTGGCGCCCTCCAGCGTCATTGTTGGCCAGGTGCCGACGATGCGTTCCTGCCCCCTGCCCCACGTCACTGCCCAAGTCTTGGTTCCGTTCGGCGTGACGCGCAGAACGAGCCCCGGCACCGTCGCATCGCGTAACCGGTAGAGCCTTTCAGTAGCCCGCGCGGCATTGATGACCTTCAGGGTCAGCGGCTCGCGTTTGATCCTCGGCATGGCTTGCGTCCTGCAACCGTCCTGCAAAACGCAGGATATCGCAAAACACGGGGGGACATAACGGGACGTTTAATCAACAACTTACGGTGTAACCGATTGATCTGAAACCCCTAAAAAATACGTTCGGGACGTATAAGTCGCAGGTTCAAATCCTGTCTCCCCGACCATGAAAACAAGGGTTTTTCGAGAAACCGGCCTAGCGCCGGTTTTTTTGTAAGTGCACCGTAAGTACAATCCATGAAAAAGATGGCAGGGGTAGAACGACGTCCCCCCGCTTTCAGTAGCGGTCTGATCCGGAGTCCGGGTTCACTGTAACCGACTTGGCCAGCTGCTTGGCATAGGCTATCGGCGTCATGCCGCCAAGCGCCTTCTTTGGTCGTTCCTCGCAATATTCGCGTCGCCATGTTTCGATCACCGTACGCGCATGGAGCAGGTGGGTGAACACGTGCTCGTTGAGGCATTCGTCGCGCAGCCGACCATTGAACGACTCGACGTAGGCGTTCTGGTTCGGCTTGCCCGGTTCGATCAGACGAAGGTCCACGCCCCACTGTCTACGCTCTGTTTTCCCCGATCTGAATCGCCCCGACTTTCGTGGACACCTACGAGCCTGAAAGTCCCGCCTTACGCTCGAACTCTACCGGAGACACGTTCCCGATCGTTCCGTGCCGGCGTTTGGGGTTGTAGAACATCTCGATGTAATCGAACACATCGCTTCGCGCATCAGCCCTCGTCAGATAGATCCGCCGCTTGATGCGCTCGCGCTTGATCAGCTGGCAGAAGCTCTCCGCAACGGCGTTGTCGTGGCAGTTGCCGCGCCGGCTCATGCTGCAGACGATGCCGTGGTCCTTCAGGAACGACTGCCAGTCGCCGCTCGTGTACTGCACGCCCTGATCGGAATGCACGACGAGGCCGGGCATTGGTTTGCGCCGCCACACCGCGGCCAGCAGGGCCTGCAGCACCCCATCGGTGTGCAGCGTGCTGGCGGTCGCCCAGCCGACGATCTTTCGCGAGTACAGGTCCATCACCGTCGCGAGGTACATCCAGCCCTCGTGGGTGCGGATGTAGGTGATGTCGGTCACCCAGTGCGTGTTCGGCGACGCTACCTGGAACTGCCGGTCGAGCACATTCGGGGCGATGACCGACGGCTTGCCGCCGCGATGCCGCGGCCGACGCCCGTAGCCCACCTGGGCTCGCAGGCCTTCGATGCGCATCAGCCGGTAAACACGGTGCCGACCACAGCACTCGCCCAGATCGCGCAGGTCATCCCTGACCTTGCGATGTCCATAGATCATGCCGCTCTCGAGCCACGACTGCTTGATCAGGCCAAGCACGCGCTCGTCATCGCGTTCCCGATCGCTCTTGGGCTGCGCCAACCACGCGTAGAAGCCGCTGCGGGCGCCTTCAACACGCGGCACATCGTCGTGATCCGGAACTCGTGCTGGTGCAACTGCATGAACGCGTACTTCGCCTTCAGCCCTTGGCAAAGTACGCCGCGGCCTTTTTTAGAATGTCGCGCTCCTCTGTCATCCGCTTCAGCTCAGTCTGGAGGCGACGCACTTCCGCATCTGCGCTGGCATCCGCAACGCGCGTCACCGGCGCCTTGCGTCGCTCACGAATCCATCCATACAGCGAGTCGAGACTGACCCCCAGGCGCTTGGCAACCTCACGCGCCGAGCGCCCGTACTCAATGACCTGCTTCGATGCTTCGTCTTTGAACTCGTCCGAATACCGCTTGCCGCTCATGACTACCTCCGTCGTTGTCGTATCGTACGACTCGGAGATGTCCATCAAACCCGGGGCGATTCACCCTGACCAAGCGCCTTGCCGGTCAAGGACAAGGCGTACTGCTGTTCGGTACCGTCGATCAATTTTTCGCGAACGGCTTCGAATCGAAATGACGTCAGGCCATAAAAAAAAGACCATCGCGGAAGAACTCGTCCCTCCGGAATGGTCTGAAATAGCGCGGAACCTGAGCAGGCGCGGCGCTGTAGGCGAGTTACTTGCGTGTCGGGGTATCTTTCACCAGCGGCCGGACACCCAGATCGCGGATCGCCGTTTTGAGCGTCATTTCGCCCTGACTCGAATTACCTTGCGTGCACTGGTCCCAGCCCAGGCTGCGACCGCGATTGGCTTCGGAAAGATGCTCCGACGCGTTATGAAGCGAGAGCGACTTGTCGAATTGATCGGCCAACTGAGTGCAATATTCGCTCACGGCAGGAGGTGTCACCGGGTCGGCGTGGGCGGTGCTCAAAGCACCAAAACCCATGCCGGAAATGGTCAGAATTCCCGCAATCACGACCGCCGATACGGCGTTACCCTGGGGCTTCATGATCCTGTCCAGCTTGTCTTGATTCTGCCTGTCGCCTTCACTTCCAGGCACCTTCGATGTGGAATCCTTGTTGGGGCTGTTCGGATTCAACGGCGACTGCTTCTCGGGAGCCGTCTGCTGCTTCTCAGGTGTGATTTGCGGATTCGAATTGGGGTTCGGGTTCGGGTTCGACGTGTTCATGATGATTCCTATTTTCGGTGGATGCGCACTTGCTGCGCAAGGCGGCGCCGCGTCCAGATTCGGTAGATAAAAGCGGCTGCCTGGCAGCTTCGCTTTGGCTGAACGCCGTCATCGGATCCGTACCGCGATATTCGTGCGGCTCAGGTTGATGGGCGCATCGACACCTTACGCTGTTATCGATAGGCGTGCGGATATGAACGAAATAACGAAGCTCGCGGTTAAGTTTCGGAGAAAATTTCAGCATCGATGCGCAGTAGAACGATCAAAGGCAGATTGAAGATCTTCCATCGCGCTTGACCAAAATCGCCTCCTCGCCTGCTCAGCACATGCGATCGGGGAAATCAAACCGAAGCGGCAGTTACGACTAACCGATCCTGCGCTGGCAATCAAAGCGATCGATCAGGGCCTGCTTCCAGACAGGCATGAATCGAAAGTTTCGGCGATGCTTCATTCGGACGGTGCGCCGATTGAGTCCGGCGGTCGTCGTGGATCGGACCAACCGCAAGTCGCAGACAAAGCCCATCCCCGGAGAACTCGTCTCCGGGGATGGGCTCAAAACCGCGTGGAGCCGGAAGCCTTATCGCAATGACGGGCCGCCGGTCAGTCGCGCATGTGCAGGCTCCTGGCAACCGGCACGATACCGAGATTGCGTATCGCCGTCCTGAGCGTCACTTCGCCATGATTCGACTGCCCTTGCATACATTGGTACCAGCCCAGGTTCCGGCCGCGATTGGCGTCCGCGAGACGGACGGAGGAATCATCGAGCGAGAGCAGGGTGTCGAGCTGCTCGACCAGCAGCATGCAGTATTTGCTCGCAAGAAGCCTCGGCTCGGCATGAGCGGAATTCATGACGCCGATGCTCATGCCGATCAACCCCAGAATCCCCGCGATCACGATCGCTGGCAGGACATTGCCACGGGAGTCGGCGCTGGTGCCCTGTTCATCGCGGCGCCGCTCTCCGACTTCGACTTCAGGCTTTTTCGGTACGGATTCCGCATCGGCGCTGTTGGGGTTGTTGCAATTCATCGGCGACAGGTGTTCGGCAATCGCCTGCGGGTTGTCAGGCATTGCTTGCGGATTCGGGATATTCATGAAGATTCCTGGTTATTGTGATGTGAGGAGGCCGCGCGGGATCGCATCGCGATCCAGACTTGATCGATAAAGCGCCGATTGACAGCCTCGCTTTGACTGAAAGCGATCAGGCGAATCCCGGCCACGTTGCTCGTGCGGCTCGGATTGATGGACACCTCAACACCTTACGCTGTTATCGACCGCCGTGCGGGCATGAGCCGAAAATCAGCTCCGCGGTTAAGGTTCAGAGTACGTGCGCGGCACGCGCCTTCGAGCATCCATGGCATCTGCAATCCAGCGCTCGCTGCATTGCTTGCCCGCGACGCGTTCGACGCCATCGATGATCTACACGACCAATGCGATCGAGTCATTACGACGACTCGGCGCTGAAGTCATTGTTCCTGGCGATCCTGGAAGCGTCGAAGAACTGGAAGGCGATCCATCACTGGAAGCCGGCGCTGCAGAGCTTTCAGGTCATGTTCGGCGAAGAGCGCGTGCCGCTGTCGGCTCTGTGA